CCGTCGCACAGAGTTGATATTGGATTTACATATAACTTGCCTGCGAATGAGTTGGAAATTGCGCAGATGATTAATTACCTCAAAGGTCTTGCGTCTGACGAAACATTACTTGAACGTTTGCCGTTTATAACAGACGCAAAGGAAGAAGTTGAGATCGCACGCAGAGAGCAAGCAGAAAAGTCCGCCGAGGATATGCGTATCGCTGAAAGTTCGGCAAGGAAAGTAAACTACAATGAAGAGTAAGGCATATTGGGTAAAACGTGCCGTTGAAGTTGAAACATATTTGCAATCGCAAGCGGACAGTGTTAAGGACGGTGTAATTAAGGCATATGAGCGAGCAATCAAGAATGTAAACAATGACATTGAGAAAACGTTTAAAGCCTATATTTCAACCGATATACCCGAAAAAGAGGCACGCCGATTAATGAGCATAGCCGACAGCGATAAGCAGTACGAAGAACTGCTTGAACTGTACGACGAAACAGACGACAAGACGGTCAAAAAAGAAATTCTAAACCGCATAAATGCACAGGCATACGGTGCGAGAATTAGCCGATTAGAGGGACTGAAACGTAATGTATATATTTACTTTAGGCACGTTGCAAACGAGGCTATAAAGGAGCAAAAGAAACTGTATGACAGCGCGGTAAAGACGGCGTATTATACGAATATTTTTGATACCGCACAAGGATTGAATTGCGGTATTGATTTTTCACTCATTCCGCAAAGAGCGGTTAATATGGTATTAAGTGAGCCGTGGCACGGTCACAACTACAGCGATAGAGTGTGGATACATAACGACAGATTTATACAGGCAGTCGGACAGACGATTGAGGACGGTATAATCAGCGGTCACAGTGTAAGCCGTATGACCGATAAGCTGATTGATTACGTCAAAGATACTGCACCGGGTGGAATACGAACATCAGCCGAAACACTTGTGCGAAGTGAAACGGCGCATTTTATGAACCAAGGTCAAAAGATGGCGTATGAGGAAATCGGTATAAAACAGTATCGTTTTGTTGCGGCACTGTCTGAATTGACGTGTGACAGGTGCGGAAGTCTTGACGGTAGCGTGTTTGATACGGATAAAGCCGTTGAGGGCAAAAACTTCCCACCGATACACCCACGTTGTCGGTGCGTTACGATTATGGCAGACGTGAATTTAACAAGCCGTATCGCCCGTGACCCACTGACGAGCGAAAATTACAAGGTTGACGGAAGTATGACGTTTGATGAATGGAAAAACAGTTTGTCGGACGAACAGAAAAATGCGTTAAAATATGTTGCAAATAGTGAAAAACGTGGTATAATAAAAGCGGGAGCGATAAGTGGTGCTTTAAATCCGTACAGTAAAAGGGCAGAAGAACACGCTGTTAGGTATTATGAATCTGTAAGGCATATGACAACTGATGTTGCAAGAATAGCATCTAATACAGGATACTCTACAAATGAAATACAAAGAATAAAAAACTTTATATTTATGGAGAAACATGATTTAGGTAGAGGAAAATTAGAATATTTTGACGCAAGTTATGAAATGGCTCAATCATGGCAAAGATTAATAGATGGTAAAAACATTCAACAACATGATTTGATATTACTTAAACATGAAATTATGGAAAACAAACTTGTAGATTTAGGGATACCTCAAAGTGAGGCACATATAATGACATCTAAAGAATATAATTATTCGAGGGAGGCAAGAAAATATTATGATACGATTGAAAAACATAAAAAAAGATAATGAAACTATTTCTTGTGTAGCTTATCATGAGGATTGTACAATAGGTATAAATATGTTCGTAAATATGACTAGTGAAGAATTAACACATGATGTGTTGCCAACAGAATATGCTTACTGTAAGACTCATATGCACATGGCAAAGCGTAAGTTAATAAATATGGCAGAAAGGAATGAGCTGACATCTGAATGCTTAGTAATGTGGTATTGATAAAAAGCGGAACAGATGAGGAAAACGAAAGAGCCAATCAGAGAATGATTGACTGCTTGACAGAAGAAAAGAAAAAATCAATGTCAGATAAATACGCATATCTTGATGGAGATTAAAAGCACGTTTGCGGACGTGCTTTTTTGCTACTTGTATTTTAGGAAAATAGGGCATTCATTAGGATTAAGACACTTATTGTGTACTAAACACTTAAACCCTAATGCTTTATGACCAACTATGTGTGAATTGGGAAATTCGACAAAATTAATACATATTTGTTCATCTTTATTGGTTTGAGGACAGACACCTTTAAAACATTTAGAATAACATTTGTCCATTATAATCACCTCCTCGAGAATGATTATAACATAATATGGATTAAATTACAATAAACAAAAGCACCTCATTTGAAGTGCTTTTTTGATATTCAAATTTATTGAAAGGCGGTGATAGTGTGAGAGTAGGCACAACATACACATAGAAGAAAGGAATGGTGATCCGATTATCTCCCTGTTAGACGTGGGGTTATACGTCTTATTTTTATACAATTTTTTTTCAGAAAGGAATGATTTGAATGGCAGAGCCAACACCAAATCCAACAAAAACAACGGAGCCAACACCTCCGACACCTCCGGAGCCTCCAGCACCGAATAACGGCGACAATCAAAAGGCGATTGACGAAGCGATAGCTAAGGCAAAAGCGGAGTGGGAAAAGGACCTTGAACAAAAGCTAAAGGACGCTGAAAACGAGGGCGCGAGAAAAGCTAAGCTATCGGCAGACCAACGCAAAAAGGAAGAGGACGACAAGGCAAGAGAGGATTTTGAAAAAGAAAAGGCGGAGTTTGAACGTGAAAAAATCGTTGCATATGCCGAAACGGAACTTGCCAAAGTCGGATTGTCTGCCGAGATTGCAAAGTACATCATAGCAGAGGATAAGGATAGCACAAAGGCGGTTATTGACAAGATAAAAGAAAGCTATGACAAAGATGTACAAGCAGGTGTTACCGAGCGTTTAAAGGGCAAAACACCGGATTTAAACGGTGGCAGTGGCGGTCACAACACAGGCAGTTTTATGGACATAATCAGAGAAAATCAGAGATAAGGAGTGAAATAAATGGGTTATTTGAAAAATGAATTGACAGGCTTTGTACCTGTCGAACAAGCAACAGACATCATCAAAATGGTGACAAGGGGTTCAAGTGTTTTAAGAATGGCGAAAGTCGAGGAAATGAAACACGAGAAAAAGAAGTTTAACGTACTTACAGACGGTCCGGGTGCTTACTGGGTCGGTGAGGGTGAAAGAATTAAGACAAGCGGTGCTACTTGGATTCACCCTGAAATCGAGGCTAAGAAGTTAGCCGTTATTATTCCGGTAACAAAGGAAAAGCTGGAAGATACGACTATCAGCGTATTTGAAGAACTAAAGCCGGAAATCGCAGAGGCATTTTACAGAGCGATTGACGCGGCGTGCATTTTCGGTACAAATTCACCGTTCAAGACAAACATTATGAACGCTATCGACAGTAAGCATATGGTTGTTACGGACAATGCAAATATTGATATTGCTATGTCTGACGCAATGTCGATGATTGAAGAAAACGGCTATGACCCGTCGGGATTTATCGGTCGTATCGGTGTTAAGAATATGCTGAGAAAATTGCGTGACGCAAACGGCGCACCTGCATATGTCAACGGTACAACAGGCGGTGAGCTGTACGGTCAGCCTATCGAATTTGTGCGCAACGGTGCGTGGGACAATAAACGTGCCGATATTATCACAGGTAATTTTAAATATGCCGTTGTCGGTATGCGTGCAGGTATCAACTATGAAATTCTTACAGAGGCAACACTACAAGGCACTCTTGACAGTGACGGTAAACCGCTATCACTTGCCGAGCAAGATATGGTTGCAATCAAGGCTACTATGCGTTTAGGTTTCCTTGTTGTCAAGGACGACGCATTTGCCGCATTCAAAAACGGTGTTCCGGCGATGGGTGAATTGGACGTTGAATCGGTTGCCGGCACAACAGGCAACACTGTTATTACGGTATCGCCAAAGCCTATCGGCGGTCACAAGTTGGTTTACAAGACTGCCGCAAGTACCGCTCCAAGTGTTGCATATGACGACGATTTGTCGAAGTGGACAGAGTTTAACAACGGTGACGAAATCACTGCGACAAACGGTCACAAGATTACAGTTGCGGAAGTTACCGCAGACGGCAAAGCGAGAAAGTCGGGCAGTGCCGACGTTGTAAGCGGTGAATAATATGGAACAGTTGGGGACACTAAAAATGTTGTTGGGAATTAAGGACGACGAGCAAGACAGCTTGTTGTCCTTTTTGATTGAGGACACGGTTAATATGATTATGGCGTATTGTCATATTGATGTACTGCCACGTCAGCTTGAAAGCCTTGTTCCGAAGATTGCGGCGGATATGTACAGAATAAAAGGCTATGGGGACAGTAAAAGTCCCGAAGTAGTCAAGAGCGTAAGCGAGGGCGAACGTTCCGTGACATATGCCGAAAATGATAATGACGAGATTTTCAGCAATTATTATAAACGTCTTGACCCGTTCCGCAAACGAAAGGGGCGTGTTCCGAGTGACATCAGTATTCAGTGATTTTTACGATAAAACTGTTATAATCGCAGAATATGAAATTGACGACTATACAGGTAAAACCGAAAAGACTGTATTGTCCGAAATTAAAGCCGATGTACAACCGTACAGTGGTGGCAGAGCAAGAGAGCAATACGGTTTAGATATAGAATGTCAAATGCGTATGTTCTGCGATATGTCAGACGATGTAAAGGTCGGTAACAGGGTTGAATATGACGGCGACATATATGATATAACATATGTGCAGAAATGGGACAGCGGTTTGGTAGCAATGCTCGAAAGGAGTAGGCTGAAATGAATTTTTCAATCGAGGGGATAGACAACGTTGTTGATAAGCTGACACAGTATGCGTCGGGCGATAAGATACAAAAAGGTCTTGCCCTTGCCGGTGAGGTTGTAAGAGGACACGCAGTGTCAAATTGCCCTTTTGATACAGGACGACTTAGGGGCAGTATCGTAAGCCAAGTGGACGGTGACAGTGTTGCAATCGGTCCGACTGCCGATTACGGTATTTATGTCGAATTTGGCACAGGCTCAAAGGGCGACAAATCTGTTTCGCATACGTCAAAAAGACACTGGACGTATTACAGTGGCGGTCGATTTTACACAACGTCGGGTCAAGCACCACAGCCGTTCCTCGTACCTGCACTGAAAAATAACATCAGCGAGATAATCGCTAAGTTTAAGGAGGTGTATAACTCGTGAAACGAGTTATAGCGAGCAAATACGAAGTATTTGTGTTAGCGTAGGGAGGGTGATACGGTGTATGATATTAACCT